ACGAATTTTTTGTATCATCATCAAATCTATTAGTACACATTTGAATAGCTTTAACTTTATTATTAAATATAGCATAAGCTTGTGTTATGTGGACTAATCTTCTTGTTGAGATAATCTCGTCTACACCACCGTCAAAATAAGTTTTTCTGATAACATCAGCCCATGTAGTCAACTTCTCAATGAAGCCTTTGTCTGATTTACCAGCCGCTTTTAACGTATTGGTTAATATTTTTTTCTCAATAGCCGTACTTGGATATTTCTGTTCTAATGTAACAGGAAATCTTTCAAGAAAAGCTTCGTTAAGAATGTTAGTTCCGATAAACTTACCGTCTTCACTACCTTGACCTTTAGTATTGGCAGTAGCAACGATGTTGAAACCTGAAGCAGGTTTAACAAACTTGTTTATCTTTTTAACGTACACACCTGATCCTTCAAGTATTGGTTGTAGACACATGATTTTATTAGAAGCTAAATCAACTTCATCTAATAATAAAAGAGCGCCTCTTTCCATTGCCTCAATAACAGGACCGTTTTGCCAAACAGTTTGGCCATCTTTAAGTCTATAACCACCTAATAGATCGTCCTCATCGGTTTCAATTGTTACGTTAACTCTGATTAATTCTTTTTTGGCCTCAGCACAAGATTGAATTACACCCATAGTTTTACCATTACCAGATAAACCAGTTATGAATATAGGGTAGAATCTACCAGATTTTATGATAGATTTTATATCTGTATAGTTACCAAAAGGAACGAATATAGGATCCTTTTTAGGAACAATATCGCCAACTAAAGATGAAACAATATAAGCAGCCTCACTTTTAGTTTCTTCAGCAACTGCTGTGGTCTTTTTACTTTTAACTACAGATTTTGTGGGTACTGAAACGTCCTCACCATCTACAGGTAATTTGAACAAAGATTTACCTAACTTGTAATCTTTATTTTTAATCAACCATTGTGGAGCATACTTACAACCAAATTTTACATTGGCTTTCTTTAACTGCTCTACAGTTAATTCTTTTTTGTTAAACATAGCATAAGCATGTTCAACAAATTGTGTTTGTTTAGTGTTTAACATAGTGTTATCCTTTTTGTTACGTTGTTTTTATCCTTTATCCTATCAGGTTTTACCATAGAAAGCAAGCCTAAAATAACTGTTGATACCAGTACCATCTAGGCAACCTCCTCTATGAATTTGTTTAAAAGTGTTCTAGAAGTGATTCGTCCTTTCATACTTTTACTAAATACGTTTTTAATCTGACCTGGTTTGGCGTCATCTTTAATTGTAGAAAGATCAGTATTCTCAACTTTCATAGTCTTACCATTAAGTAAGAAATATCTATTGTAACCTTTATGAGTTACAACGGCACACTTCTCTTTAAGAAATTTCTTCTTAATATCAGCCATAGCTTTTTCTCTTTGCTCATATGTTTTACAATGTCTAACATAGTCACCAATTGTCCACCATTTAATTTGTTTTAATACAAAGAAACCAATTGTCTTAATGTTATGTTCTTTTTGAATCATACGTAACAACTGATTAGTTAATTGTGATCTGCCATCTTCGTTAACATATTGTTTTTTACCAACTTTAATAACAGTTCTAACTGGTATATACGGCTCATTAGTATTTAAAGAACCTCTTAAATCATCTTTATGTTTTTTAGTAAGTTTACCATCAACGTCAATTAGTTTACTATCACCACTGTAATTGGCACCACCGTCTGTTAAGGTAATAAAAGTCATCTTTTCAATATTGTATTTTTTCTTAAACAAAGGTACTAGTTTTAAACAACTAACTAAAGCTTCGTTAAGTGGAGTAGTACCTAAACTGTATTGACTAGGCATATGAAATCTACTACCCTCGTATTGTGGTTTAGTATCCCAATATGAAGCTCTAGTGTGATTATCATAACATAAACCCATGTTGTAAAGATACATAAGAGACTCTTCTAAATCTTTCTTTTTAAGAGTATGATCTGCCATTTCAATTAAATTATAATTTTCTAGATACATATCATTTGCTTTGTATTTCCAACTAGACTTTGTTGGATCCGTATCTCTATGATCCATACCTTGTTTATTGCAATATTCAGTTGTAAATGCATATACTTTAAAAGGTATATTAATTTTTCTACAAAACATTACTAGATTAATTAATTGATCAATAGTTTTTTTAAGATCAGCACACATACTACCAGACCAATCTAACAACATCATCATACCATGGTTTTTTTCTGTAGGTAGTACAGTTAATCTTTTGAATATATCATCACTGAATCTATAATCTTTTAATTTAAGAGGATCAATAGTACCTGTTTTATCAGTACTTGCTCTTTTGTAAGCAGTAGCAGATTTTTTCATTTCAAACTCTTTAACAAGATAGTTAACAGTTTTCATGTTATCACTTTGATACTTTTTAAAATCATTTCTTAACCAGTTTAGATATTGAATTGTACTAGAATAACTGTAAGTTTCTGTTTTGATATAATCTCTCATTTCTTTTAAGAAAGTTTTATTTCTAACAACAATTTTTTCTAGATTAGAATCTGGTAAAGTAACATAACTGTAATCGTATTTTGTCTCTGTAATATTTGCTGTGTTTTCTTGATACTTCTTATCAGTAATAGCAATAAATTTTCTAGAGTCTAGACCTGAACCATCTACTGTAGCTGCACCATCACCATGAGTAGTTGATTGTTGCGACTCGTTGTTACCATCTTCTTGATCACCGTCTTGCTTTTCATCATCTTGTTTTTCAGCAGACTCTTGATCTTCATTTTGTTCTTCACTATCTGACTCATCAGGTTTTTGATGGTCATCTGGTTGTTTGTAAAGTTTATCTAGATTACTACCAGAAAAGTCACTATTTTTTTCTTGTTTTTTAGTTTCTTTTTTCTGCCAATCTAACATCTTCTTGGCTAACTCAACAACATCTTTAAATGATTTTAAAGCATTAACTTTATTAATCCAGATATTATCTAAAGTAGAGAAAAATATTGGTAGTCTTTTTGAAGACTTATAAAACATATTGATCTTATCAATTAACATGTAGTCTTTATTAATATCTTTGTCTTTAGTACCAAAGAAATTTGCTTTGTTAAGAATATCAAAACCATTAATGTAGTTTCTAACTACACCAGGATATTGTGTTTGTATTTTTTTATCTATTCTACAATCTTCTAGAACATTTACATAAGCACGTAGCTCATCATCTTGAATTTTTGCCCACGACTTATAAGGAGTAAAGAGAGCATGAGCACACTCGTGGGCGATAAGCATGTCATAAACATCTGGCGATTTTGTTTTGAATATTGGTAATGTAAGTACTCTGTTTTTTACATCAAACGAAGCAGTACGTACATTGTTATGTTGAATAGTTATATTTTCTGTAGCGATAAGTTTAGCTAGTTGACTTTTTTGGTCAAGGCTAATATTTGTAGTGGTATTTTTTTTCATATACACTTATCCTATATGGAAAATACAGAAAAGTCAAGCCATTAAATATCGTTGATTTTACTTACTTTTTGAAAGAACACAACCAGAACATTATATTTTTCATGGTAGATTCGTTATCTCCCTACCTGATTCAAGTACTTTTCCTTGCACTGTTCCCAATCAAGGTATATTAAATCATCATAGAAGTGTGATTCTTTAGAGAATCTATCGGTTGCTAGTAAGTTTTTAATTCTTTTAGAGGCATGTTTATCTTTCCATACTTTAACTAATGCTTCGGTAGACGAATCAAATCTAGATATTAGACCGTCATCTTTTACTTCGCCTCTTAAATACTCATAAGTGTTTTCATATAATCTTGCAAAATAGATACCTCTAGCGTGATCTGTTTTAATTAGTTTTTTATCTATACCCATTTTAGAATAGGTAAACATATATGATCTATTCTTATGATCTCTCTTTAATGGTTGGCCGTTGGCTCTTGTTGCCTCATACCACTCAAAGTATTTTTTAGTATGATTTTTCTTTAACCATTGTTTAATTAGTTTTTTAGTTTCTGGTTGTGGTTCATATGATACTGACCCCATAGTAAAACCCATACGTTTCCAGTATTTTAAACCATCATATTGACTTAATGTATTTGCTTTTGCTTTACCATATAAAGATGTTGTGGTAACACCAACTAGTTTGTCACCATACTTTTCTTGCCATATTCTTTGTACGTCATCTGATAAACATAGATATGCTAATAGTTTACCACCTGTGTAACTATAACCTAGTGGTTGTGTTGGTACAATAGAAGAACCAATTGCTGTATGATTAATCATACCACCAAAAGTTTTACTCTGTCTATCCCAGCCAATAGCACTGTCTCTAGGTGTTAAATCCATAAAGTCACCAGATATACAAATGACACCTAGATGTTTACCTGATCTATTGTCATTTACATTAAAGAATAACTGTCTACCAATATTACTATTGTTTTTCATAGTAGATAAGAAAGTTCTTAATGTATTCCAGTTCTCTGATAATTGTTGAGTTCTTACTGCTTTGCCTTTAAAATTTTTAGTACTATCATCTGTAAATTCTAATACAGGTTCTAGTTTATCATAATCTTCAGGTGATTCTGGTATCCAGATATTTTTTCTAACTGATTCTATTTGATGTTTTTGTTCGGGAGATTTAAGTAATCTTTCAGTACCATATAAGGTAGTAGTTTCTACCGTAGGATATTTTCTATGTACTTCTTGCCACTTTTGAAATAGTGTATACTCTTGTACTGTCATTTTAGACACGTAACCAAGGTCTTTTTCTATAGCTTCTTTAAGTACTTTCTCATCTATATCTTCTAAATTAGATATATCATTTTCGTCTTGAAACTGTTGCCACTTTTTTTCAACGCCTTCTAAATCTTGTTTTGCGTGTATATCAAATTCGTCTTTTTGTACTGCTGTCATAATATAAAGGTATCATAAAGTATCCTGATTGTCAAGCCTAGGCTTTTTCCATCTCCGCCTTGTGTTTTTGATAGGCTTTCATTTGTTTTCCTGCCTTTTTGTATGCCATATCTAGTTTCATTTTAGATACACCATCTATAAAAGTCTTGCCTAACGTGTGTTCATACTCATGTTGGAATACTCTACTAACAACACCATCAAGGTGGCCTTCTTGTAAGGCACCGTTCTCGTCTTCATACTTAACTACCACTTTTCTAGGTCTAGTTTTTGATATGAATACAAAAGGAAAGGTTAAACAACCCTCTTTCATTACTACTTCTTCCTCACTTTTAGTAACTATAAATGGATTAAAACATGCCATTTTTAAACCTTTTTCTATATGATCGTGGGCACCTAAAACAAACATGTTAAAAGGTAATCCTACTTGATTTGCTGTAAGACCTATACCACCATACTTTAACATTGTTTTAAACATTCTATCTGTTAGTTCTTGTCTATCTTTGATACCATGTTCTTCTAACATGTCATCTGAAAAAGGTGCTATTGCTGATTGTATTCTAGGGTCTCTTGGTGGTACTAGTTTAAAAGTACCATCATCTACGTTATCTTTTGGCGTAAGAAAACCTGTCTCTGATTCTTTATTTATTTTTTCTGTAGTCTTATTTGTATAAGATTTAGGACTCTGTTTATTTGCATTAGCAGAAAGTTTATTCATCTGCACCTTTGGCTTCTTCATTACATTTTTTTGTGTGCTTCCCATAATACTCCTATTTATGTTGCTTGTAATCTAGTGAAATTTTTGTACTTTTCATACTTGATTATATTTGTAAATTTATCAAACATTATATCGCCTTTATGTGATATGATAAAAATGTTTTCTTTTGTAAGTTGTGTTATTATCTTAAAGAAATCATCTGTACCTTGGCCATCTAAACTGCCATCAAATATCTCATCTAATATTAATAGATTGGTATTTGTACTGTTTTTCATTTTTGCGATATGTCGCCACGTAAATAACAATGCAAGGTCTATTCTCATTTTTTCACCCTCACTAAAGTTATTGTAATTAAAAGTATCTCTAAATCTACTTTTTACTGTCTCATTAAACTCCTCATCTAAATGAAACGATACAAAGAAATCCATGGCCTGTAAATGTTGATTAATTAAGTTGTTCATTATTGGAACATACTTACGTATAATCTGTGCCTTGGCACCTTTGTCATTTAGTATTTCTCTTAATATATCTACGTAATCTTTTTGTTCAACTATTCTATCTCTTTCAATTCTAGTTTCTTCTAATTGTTTATTAAGTTCTTCTAGTTGTGACTCAATCTCTTTACCATCAACTTGTTTGTTTTCTAACAATCTTATTTCTTCATGTATTCTATTGCTAAACTTATTTATCTCATCTAAAGAAGTTTCAAATTTGGATATATCAATATTTAGTTCATGTATCTTTTGTGATACTTTATTCATTTCTGATAGTTTTAATTCTGTATTAGCTATCTCATTTAGTATTTCTTTCATACCATCTGATAAAGTTTTTACTTTTTGTTTAGTTGATTCTATTTTTTTTGTTTTAAATTCTTGATCTATAGGTTGTGTACACGTAGGACAGTTATTATTATTCTCAAAAAACTCTAATGTCTTTTGGTGGGTAGATAGATTAGTTTCTATTTTAGCTTCTAGTTTAGATAGTTGACCTACCTTTGTTTGTACCTTGTCCTTGTTTTCTATGTCTTTTTTCTTATAACCTATTTGTTCGTTTAATTCTTCTATCTTTTTAATATAGTTTTTACTATCTTCTTTGTTTTTGTTAACCAGCTGTTTCTTACCATCTAGGTCGTTCATATTAAGGTCGGAGATAGCATTGAAGTGATTTAACTCTGTTTCGTACTTGGTTTGTATTAAATCAGCACGGTGTTTCATTTCTACAACCTTTTTAGCCAAGTCTGATTGTTGACTTCTTAATATTAAATCCATAAGTCCGAATACTCTAATGTCTAATATTTCTTCCACAACCTCTCGTCTGTATCTAGGTTTCATTTTCATAAATGGTTCGTATGATGAAGCACCTAATAACACTACTTGTAAAAAAGACCTGTAATTAAGTCTCATTATATTTTGTTCTAGATATTTTTGATAGTCTATACTATTGGCGTCTTGATTTAAAAGAGTACCATCGCAATAGATTTCAAATATGTTAGGTTTTATGCCACGTATAATTTTGTATTGTTTTTGTCCTACAGTAAATTCTATTTCTACAATACAATCAGCATTGTTTATTGAGTTTACTATCTGATCTTTTTTTATAATTCTAAATGGTTTGTTAAATAAAACAAAACATAATGCGTCAAGTAAAGTAGATTTACCTGATCCGTTTTGACCTACTATTAGTGTTGTGTGTGATTTATCTAGTTCAACTTCTATAGGTATATTACCTGTAGATAGGAAGTTTTTATACATTATCTTTTTAAATACTATCATTTAATCACCTCTATCTCTGATTCTGTTTCTATCACAACTCTCGCACCACAGCTCAATATGGGTTTGTCGTTGCCCCCGTATAGCATACGACTTGGTCCTTTGATCTCAACTTCATGGCAGTAGGTGTTCTTATTACCTTGCTTGATTGTTATCACAGGATCGTTGTCATTGTTTTTCTTGTTCGCTCTGATCACATGTTGATTCACATGTATGTATATTTTCTTTTTTCTTTTCTCATTAAGTAAATTGTTAGGTAAAGGTTTTGAACTGTAGGCACTTTTTCTTTTTACAATTTTAATTTTTTTACCTTTAGTTACTTTAAAAGGTCCTTCAAATGGATTTTTATATTTACTCACTGGCCTCCGTATATAATTCTTTTGCAAATTCTTTTAGTTTGTGTTTATCTAAATCAGTATCTACCTGTTCAATATAATTACCTAAAAATGTCAGTGTATCTTCTCCTTGATCTATAGTATCAACTCTAACTGTTTGTGTTATGTCATTTGTATCTTCATTTATAATTAACTCATGTATATTTGTATTGTTGTAAAACCTTTCTATTAGATTACCATACATTTCTGGATTAGTTTTTCTATTAACAAACAGTTTTACAAAACAATTTTCATAAGAAGATAAATCTAAATTGTCATAGTTTTCTTTAGTATCGTCATATGATAATTTTTTAAATATAGGTAAAGTGTTCTCTATTCGTTCTAGTTCTCTAGTATCTGTATCAAATATATGAAAACCTTTAGGACAGTTATAGTCTGACCACATAATTTGATATTGTGTACCTAGATAAAAGATATGTCCGTCATCTGATTTCTTATGAAAGTGACCAGAAAATACTTTTTCAAATCTTCTAAAATTTTGTTTCTCTAGACCATGTTCATTCATAACTCCTTTATGCATTTCAAAACCTTTTACTTCTAAATGACCAAAGGCAATTTGTGATGTAGAGTTATCTAATTTATATAGAGTATCTTCCATATTGTCTTCACATATCCATGGTATTAACAATACATCTAAACCATCTAAAGTTATTTCGGTGGCTTTAGTGTATATCTTAACTTCGTTACCTATATTAAGATTTTCCAAAGCATTAACTTCATTTGTATTCTTGTAATATGTATCGTGATTACCTAGTATAACGTGAGTTTCTATATCTAGTTCTTTTAATCTATCCCAAAATACTTTTTTAAAGTTGTGGGCTGTATTATGATTAATAAATTTTCGTCTATCAACTACGTCACCTAAATGTATTAAACATTTAATATTATTCTTAATAAGATAAGGAAAAAACTGTTCCTCATAAAACTTATTCTGATAATTTATAAAATGTGGAGAATCATTACGGCAACCAAAGTGTGTATCATTTAGTAGGGCTATCTTCATAATTTTCAAAAAAATAATCTAAACTATTCTTACTTGTTCTTTTCTTACGTTTCTTTTTACTATTTTTAACTTCTTCAGCAATCTTTTCTTGTGCGTCTATTGGTAAATTTTTCTGTAGATATTCAGTCATTTGATTCTTAAACTCTCTATCATCACCTGGTTGCAAAGCAAAGTCATCTAAATTAGAATTGCTGATTAATTTGTGTTTAATAGTCACTTGCTTTTTCTCTTTTTGTATTCTACGTATAAATGCATAATAGATTATTTGAGTGAAGTAAGCAAACGGATTATTTGATTTTTTACCATCAAAGTTGTCAAGGTATTGTAGACAGTTTTCTATACCATCTGATATCATGTCATCTTTAAAAGTATAATTTATAAAATTAGGTCTGTATGACAAATGATTAGCAATCTTTAAAAAACATGATCCAAGATAGTCTCCTACCAGTGGTTTATCTTGTTTTAATCTGGCCGCTCTTCGTACAGCTTTTCTGTACTTATTCATTGCCTCTAAAAACTCTTTGTTATTAACATAGTGTTCTTTTTTTGTTTTACTCATATTCTTAATATAACATCTTTCAGTTTAAATGTCAATGTTTTAAGCATTTTGGAGCGGGTGATCGGGGTCGGACCGACGGCCTTCTCGTTGGCAACGAGACGCTCTACCACTGAGCTACACCCGCTTGAAAAAATTTCGGTTTGTGCCGAAATCAGCATTGACTTTTTGATAATTTTATGTATAATGAACGGTGTAGCCGTTTGGGGAGAAGCTCCAGGTACTGGTCTCCTCTAATGCAAAGTTCCTTCATCATCGTCATCATATATTGAATCATCAAAGATTCTATTAATTTCTTTATTCTCTGTGGTGGTAAATTTAACTTGCGACTTTTTTACATCTTTGTCCGCCAGAGGAATATCTTCGTATGTATCAACAACACCAAGATAACTTTTACTCATACTATCATTAGCATTTGTAATTGTCATTATCTTATCTTTTGGTATAGTAATTTGTTCATCGTTAGTATAGGCCGTCCAACGAATCAATGCAATGTAGTCCTTAAAACCTTGCACTGTTATTTGTGGCACGTATTTTATTTGTAAAGGCTTTTCTATATTGATTGTTTTGTTTTTTGGATCTAATTGTCTTTTAGTAAAGTCAACTACGCAAACGATATCGTCTCCGTTCACCAACTTAATAATCTTAATGTTATTTTCCATATGATTATTTATCCTTCTTTAGCTCTGCCAATACACAATGAGTACCACCAGTTTTTGTTATTATATCATAAGTTAATAATGAAGTTTCTTTAAAAACTTTCATATTATACCAACCTTTATTTTTTCCAGGATATTTTTCTTCGTTAGGTAAATAATCATGGAAAACAATTTTAAAATTATCCTTAGTTCTTTTTAATATTTCTTCGCAATCATAAACGCCGATTGATCCGTCAACAAACACAAAATCAAAATCAAAATGACCATACTCTTTCCAATAATCAACACTTGTACAATGAAATCTGTTTATGTTATCTTCAATACCAACATATTCAAATATATCGTCTTTGTCAATAGTATATACCTCTGCTCTGTTTGCCACTAAAGCAGTTGTACTTTTACCTGTGCCAGTACCTATTTCTAATATCTTTTTGGCGTACCGACTTTCTTCTAACAAAAATCTAAAATCTTCATCTGATATCATTTCAAATCTATATTGTGTATCTCATAATTAAAATCTTCACCATTGTAAATATTTATCCGTTCACGAAAATGTGCTAACGTGTAATTTTCTTTGTCTTTATAACTTATGTCGTCTGCTATATCATATAAAGTCGCAGCTGAATCATTGTCCTTTAATCTTAAACCTCTACCAATACTTTGTAAATTTCTTATACGAGATTTAGAAGGACTAGCAA